GGGTGCCCGAGGTGTGGCTGACGGTGACTGCGGTGGGGTTGGGGTGCAGCAACGGGATGATGGCACCCTTGTAGGCGGTGACGGCTTCGTCCACCACGGTGGCACCGGTGACCGCAACTTCGGTGCCAAAGACGGCGCGCGCCACGTTGGTTTTGTTGAGGTCGTTGAGGGTCATCATCAGCGTGGCCTCAGAGATGCGGCTGACGCTGGAGTAGGTGCCGCCACCGGGTTTGCTGAAGTCTTTGAGCTTTTGCTTGTCTTCTTTCACGGCCAGCTCCAGTTTGCTGGCGTTGCCCAGCTCCATGAGGCCAGCGGCGGCGCCCTGGGTGCGGGCGTAGATTTTGCCGGAGCCCAGGTAGGGGTAGTAAACGGTGTCGGTCATGATGGGCTTTCAGGGGGTTGGAAATTACGAATTACGAATTACGAATTGGGTTGCAGCACCAGCTCGGCCTCTATGGCCAGTGGCAGGTACTGGTGGCCGGCGCTGTAGCCAGCCGCTGGCGCGTCGACCAGCTTGCAGGGGGTGGCGGCACTGGGGGCACGCCAGCCCATCAGGGCCTGCGCCACGCTGGCGCCCAGCACACCGGCGCTGGCGCGGGCATCGGCCCCGCTTTTAAGGCCGCGCACATTGCGCGTGGCCACCACCAGCAGCCAGGTTTGGCTGATGCGCGCAGCGCGCCCGTCGCTGCGCGACTCGGCAATGNGCGCACAGCACATGCACCGGCGGGCTCACACCCGCCAGCGCCTGCACCAGGTGCGCCATCAGCTCAGGCTCCAGGGCCAACAGGTTTTGCAGCATGGCTAGTACCCATCCCAGTCAAAGGCTTTGGCGGGTACCCGGCTGGTCACATGCCCGGCAGGTTGGGCCACGGTGGCATCCACCGCGCCCAAGCTGACCACACCTTTGCTGATGTCACGCAGGTAGTCGTCAGCCCACTGGCAGCCCTTGCGCACCTCGTCTGGCACTTGCGCACCATACAGGCGTTTGTAGGCTATGGCCGCTACCACCGCAGGCAGGGCGCTGCCAGCCACCAGATCGGGGGGCAGCGGCATCTGGCTGCGGTAGCGCGGGAACAGGTAGGTGTCGGCATGGGCGCTGGCACGCTCTAGCGCGGCGCTCATGCGCAGCACGGCAGCGTCGGCGGCGGCTTGCGCCGGGGCGCTCCAGGCGCTGCGGTCAGCCAGCGCCACCGTGGCTTGCAGCAAGCTGGCGTCTACCAGCGGGCTGGCACTGGCGCGCTGCGCCAGGTCGTCCCAGCCACCGGTGGCGGTTTGCAGCAGGTCGTCGAGGGTGGCGTACATATTTGGCTAGACCAGCACGCGAATGAATTCGCCAGCGGCACCGGCCGCATCACGCGCCACGCCAAAGGGCACACCGGCGGCCAGGGTGATGACGCGGCCACTGGCGTCGCTTTGCACTTGTGCGCCTACGGCCACGGCGGCACCGGCCTCTACCAGCAGCTCGCCATGGGTGGCCACACCGGCTTGCTCGGCTACGTCAAAGTTGGTGACCGGCACGCCCAGGGCGCGCACGCCGTTGCCGGCGGTGGCCCCGGCGTAGTCGACCATCCGAAAGCGGCTCAGCGCAGCGGCAGCAGCGATGGTGACCACCATCAGGATTTTTTCAGTTTTCATGCGTTTACTCCTCAGGGGTTTCAGATTCGGCCGGGGCGGATTGCAGCCCCAGGCGGGCGGCTTGCGCCGGGGATAGCTCGATCACGCTGCGCGGCTCAAAGCGCATGGCGTCTCGCAAGATGGGGGTACTGCCCACCAGGTAGCGGGCGGGCGCTGGCGTGGGGTCAGAGCACATCGCCTGCGGCGAGTGATCCGACCCCAGCGGGGAAGGGGGTAAGGCAGGGGTGGTTGCGGGCTTTTTGGCGGCCATTTTTAGCTCAGGCTTCAGGCGTTGGTGTTGGTGATGAGGTAGCCGGCGTCTGCACCCAGCAAAAACGGCCGAAAGATGTCGGTGTTGCGGATGAGCTCAAGCTTGCCGTCTTCGGTGCGGGTGTCTACCACCGGGTTGCCACGCTTGCGCAAGGTGTAGCCAAAGCTGGGCTCGTAGGGGCTGCGGCCACCACCACCGGCGCCGGGCACATAGGCCAGCACCAGGTTGTCGCCCCAGATGTCGCTGATGACACCGGCATAGCTGGCCATGACGGCGCGGCCCACCACAATGTTGGGGATTTCAAAAATCTCGCGCAGGTCGGCCAGCTGCACCAGGCGCGGGCGGCTGTCGCTCAAGATGGCTTTGAGCTTGGCGTGTTTTTTAAGGGTGAGCCAGGCGGCGTAGCCAATGACCAGGGTGTTGGGCTCTTTGATGACCTTGGCGCGCACGGCGGCCTTGGCGTCCATCACCACACCTTCGGGGTCGCTGGCGGCGTCGGTAAAGCAGCTGGCACCGGCCAGCGCCAGCTTGTTGCCCACAGCGTAATTGTCCGGGTTTTGCACCATGTCGGCGACCATTTTTTCGTGCCGCAGGCGGATGCCCTCTACGACGGCGTTGGTGGCGCGGGCCTGCAGCGGAAAGGCGCTTTCGGCGTCTTCGCGGTAGTCAATGGGGTATTCCAGGTCATGCTCGTCAAGCGTGACGTCCACCTCGCCAATGTCGTCGGGGTTGACGCGGTTGCTCTTGGCACGCAGGGCGCGCTCGGTCTGGTAGACCTTGAAGTGGTCTTTGCCAAACAGCGGTATCTTGCCGCCCTCTTTTTCAACCAGCACAAAGGGCAGCAGCTGGTCGCCTACCAATTGTTCGTTGCTGTAGCCGGTGGCCAGGCTGGTCAGTACCGGGTCAACCACCCGCAGTTTGCTTAAACGGCTCATGTGAAAGGCTCCTTAAAAAAAGTTAGTGAATGACGGCATGTGCTGCCGTGGCGTAGTCGGTGTTATGCGCGGCCATGTGGGCGCGTATGGCCTGGTGCTGCAGCAGGCGCGCGGGGTCGGCACCTTCGGCAAACTGGGCATCGGTGGCGTCTGGCGCTGCCTGAAGTGCGGCGGCGCGGGCGCTGGTGGCTGACTCACCGGCCTGCACCGGGGCTGGCAGGGCCTTCAGAAATGCCTTGAAGTGATCAAGCAACGGGGCTTTCTGATCCCCCTCGCCAAATTCCAGCGGTGTGGGTAGCGCTGCGAGTTGGTTGGCTATTTCAACGGTGGTGGCACGGTGCGCAGGCAGCACACCGGCACACGAATCGCAAAATGCCGTGTGTGCAGCATGCACGGCGGCGGCGCGGCTAGCGGCCAGCTCGGCTTTCAGGCGGGTGTTTTCTGCCTCTAGGGCGGCTTTCTCTTCTGGGGTCACGGTGTGCTCCTGGGGTGGTGGGTTAACTTGATCAATGGGCTCAGCAAACTCGAAGGTGAGTACACCGTCCTCGGTGTCGGCAAACTGGGGGTTGCGCAGGCCTTTGACGGCTGGGGGCTGGGCCCCTAAAAAGCCCACATGGCGCAGGTAGTACACGCCGGGCACCGGGTTGGCCGGGCTGGCGGGACTGTAGAAGCTGGCGCTGATTTTTTTGAAGGCACCGGCGGCCACCATGTCGGCAAACTGTGGGTTGACCTGGGCGGGCGTGGCGTCTATGGCGCCTTCGTTAAAGCTGAGAGACTGCACCCAGCCATAGGCGGGCAGGTCGTGCGCGGGGTGGCCCACCACCAGCGGCGCCTCGTGGCGGGCGGGGTCGTAGGCGGCTACGGTTTGCTGTAGATCGGCTTCAGAAAACTGTAGCGTTGCACCGCTCATGGCGGTATGGCGGCCGGGCTTGAATATCTGAAGCTTTGCAGGGGTGTTTGCGGGGGACTGTGTTTGTGGCATGCCCGGTACTGTGCCGGGCTGCTTTCAAAAAGTATTTGGAACGAGGGCAGAACTTGCGGGGCTGTCAGGCGGGCGGGGGCACGTCAAACATGTTGATCTGGTTGCCGTGAGCGACGAGGCGTTTTTTAACCCGGGCAATGAGCTTGCGCAGGCCGCGCTCGCTGATGTTAAAGCGCTGCGCCACTTCGCCCAGGTTGTGGCCCTTGAAGGCGTCGTATATCTCGATCTCGATGCGGCTAAGCTTGCGCCGGTAGTCTTTGGGGAAGGTGAGGTTTTGCCCGCCCCAGTGGTCGGCCAGGCGGTCGGCGAGGTCGCTGGCAATCAGGGTGGCCTCGGTGGGGGCCACACCGTTTTCTTGCAGCTGGCGCTCTAGCAGGGCAATCAGGTCGGTAAATAGCTCGTGGCGGCGCTGGGCCATGCGGCCGTCTTCGGGGTTTGACATGGGCAGCTTAGCTCCGGGGTTGGGGGTCGATGTCAACGTGGGCGCGCAGGCACCATTTTTTAAGCGCTTCGATCACCGTGTTGACCTGGTAGCTGTTGAGAAAGCGCCAGGCGTCGCACTTGGTCTGGCGTTTCACATAGGCAGCCAGCGCGGCGTCGGTGTTGGTGCGCACCACACCGGCATGGGCTAGCGCATGCCACAGGGCGCGGGCCTTGCACCAGCGCTCGTCATCAGCGTCGTCCACGCTGCGCTGCAATGGCGGGCGTTGTTGCGCTTGCTGCCCCGGGTGTGGGGCAATCAGGCCGGCGCGCTGCTGCTGGCTGCTTAGGTGCGCCAGGTAGGCCTTGCGCTGCGGGGCAGTCATGCTGCCCGCGCTGGCCACGCCAGTGACCTGCAGCTTGACCGACACCGCGTCGTCAGCCGACAGGCCCAGCGCCTTTTGCGCCATGTGAATGGCGGCCAGCTGGCTTTGACGGGTGGCGGGCGCAGCCATTTAGGCCACCTCTGCCTGCGCCTCAAACGGCGTGACGATGAAGTCTTCAATGCCGCTGATGATTGAGATGCCGCCAATGCCGCGCACCGCATCGGCCTCGGCCAGCATGGCGTCTTTGTTGGGCTCGGCCTTCACCCGCACAAAGCGCCCCAGGCCCATGCGCTGCAGGGTCTCGACCACGTTGTCAGCGCCGGTGATGCGCACGCTGGGCGGGCGAATGCGCCAGGCCACCTCGCCGGTGACCAGGTTGGCGGTTTTGCCCAGCTTGTCGTCCGGGCCGCACAGGTCCACACGATGTGCCTCGCACCAGGCCTGCACACCGGTTTGCAGCGCCTGGATGCGCTCACTTAAAGCCGCCAGCAGGGGCTGGTGCTCTTGGGTTATTGCCGCAATGGCGTCGTTCATCGCGCCCCGGTTGCGCTCAAACTCGCGCTGCAGGTCGCCCATGATGCGGATGGATTCGGCACAGTCGTTTTTGCTTTGCGGCACGGCGGCCAAGGTTTTTGATTTGATGCGGGTTGCCATTT